CGGTCGAGAGAAAAATCTACATTATGCAAAAATAACCATTGACACCCTACATTATGTCGAGTTATAACAAGAACACGGTCAACGCGGATATACCGCAGCGACAGCCGGGACGGCCCCGGTCGAAGCGCACAACGGCGCAAAGGTTCTTGGGAGTGCTCACCCAACGGAGAATATACGATGAACTTCGATCTTTATTACGCCGCTCTGGATGCTGACAATGCGTGGTCCAATGAGTTGCGCGCTGTTTACGGCAAAGAGGCCGGTGACGCTCGTTACGATGAAAGAGGCGAAGCGTCGGCAAAGCTTGCTGAGTTGAAAGACAAAAAGCTAACGGCCGACAAAGCCTGGGGAGATGAAAGCAACCCTAACCGCTAACCCCAACCCCGCTTCGGCGGGCACCCCTAAGAGCCTTTGCGCGATCACATGAGCAATCAGAGACGGAGACCAAAATGCCGCGCACTCAAATTTTTCAAGTCAATGTTTCCTATGCTGGTATCACGGCCAACCAATGGGTTCATGTTGACGTTGTTGACGGTTTGAAAGATAGCGTGGCTTACGCGCGATGTCTCGTTCGGACTCGCATCCGGAAAATCGTTAATCAATCCCCCGTTGTGAATTTTGTTAAGCTTTCTCATGAAGTTATCGACGGCGAGATGATTGATTGTCTTCATCAACAGTTTGTTGGATAGCTGGGCTTCCAGCCTTCGCCCTACCGCACACCTAACCAGAGGATATCCCAATGGCCAATCTTAAAAACCTCCACGCATTCAAGAACGACACCAACGGCAAACGGGTGACCGTCGGCAACAATCGCCAGGTTTCAACGACCAAAGGCACAACCAGCTGTTACCTACATGGTCATGAGGTCGTGACCTTAAAGCGCACCCCGAAAGGCGGAAATATCACCCTCGATCATTGCGGATACCAAACGGTCACAACGCGCCAAGCCATGAATGATTTCATGGGCGGCCTTGGTGTCAACGGCCGCGTTTCCTTCGCTGGTGGCGACTTCAATGCAAGGATCAATGGCCAAGACCTTAAGTCGACTGGCAACACTATTTCAGCACCAGCGGCATCTCAACCGATCCCAACTGATCGGCCAAAGCCAAGCCGTCCGAAGGTTTAGCAACCCTTCCACGTTCTCCCCACCACCCCGCTAACCTAGCCCGGCCTCAGTGCCGGGTTTTCTTTTGTCCAGCCCATATGCTAAGCAACCAACAACGCAACCAAACAATGGAAACGCTGATCATGACACATGTTTATTTCAAAGATGATGGAACGCTCTGGTTTGTTGACGAGCACGGAAAAGAAGACCAAATCCTGACCAGAGCCCAAGCGCAAACTCGAAACCATCTATGATCCGAACGCACCGAAAGGATAAGCCGCAAACCTTTCAATTCACCGATCACAATGAAAGGATCCTTTCGTTATCCCGAGCTACTCACAAGAATAATACATCCCGCTCTCATAAAAACCCTGGCTATGGTTAGAATTACCAACCTCTGGCCACTCGCCTGGCAAACTGCGATCAAAGCCAACAAGACGATAACCTCCCTTACACCGCCTTAAAGCCTCACGGAAACACGAATGCATGTCATAGTGCCAAGATGACCACCACCAGCCCCTGCACGTCGTGAAATACCCGCTCTCGGCATTCGTCGTGTAAACCGATGTGGTCTTCACCAAAGGACCGCACGAGACGATAACCAAAAACAGAGCAACGCAAAGCAACCTGGTCATTGAACTAAACCTTATTGATTGATTGAACCAAAACTAAACTCCGGCTAAAGCTGCCGTAGATCGAGCAGCTAACCACAATTCCTCATCGCCTAAAGCATGCATCAATGCATATGTCCGAAGAGATGACGCAAAATTCTTTGAACCCGGCGACAGCCTTTCAACATAACGAAGAAGAGATGATAGTGTCTGATCGCGACTTTGCGCGAGGCTCTCCAAAACGAACCAAAACTCCGGCTCGAGCAATACTGAACTGCGAACACCACCGTTAAGTCTGATAGTGCGGCGCTTCATTGGAGCCATGACTTGTATGCTCATCGCTCACCACCCCGGACCCAGTGCTCCTTCTCAGTATCATAGATCACTTTCCCATCACGGATGCCTTCAAGAGCAGCAACAGCCTCTAGACGCGTCATCTCCCATCGAAATGCGCTTCCTTTGCGATATGGCTCGCGAGGATAAAACATGGCGTTGGCTTCCTCATAACTTAGTCCTATGACGTCACCACTAAACGCGGACGAACGCACGCGTGGGTCATCGCGCAGTTTATGCATAACCGCGTCGCCAAACTTTCCAACCTTTGCCAAATGCTCAATAGCGCCGGCAATGCAACAAACGGTGCCGCAAACATTATCCTCGAATAGCCATTCGCCCATATCAAAAGCTACGCGACCATCATTAAGTGAGTCCGCAACCTCATTCCTCAAAAACTCAATCACGATACCAAGACGCTTCAAGTTGATCACACCGACGCACTCCCTTGTTAAAGCTTGACCAATCTGCACTCACACCTTTATAGGTATGTCAAGAACTTAAACAATAAAAACCGGGTTCAACCGTGACAAAGCCAACAGGCAACCCCCCAGGTAGACCAAAAGGTCGCAAAAGCCGACGTACACTCGCCTCCGAAAAGCAACTCGATGAGATGAGGAAGAGCGGCGCGCACCCTAAGGACTACATCATCGGTGTGCTGACCGGAGAGCTCGAATACGACAAAGACAAAGCTTGGGCTGCTGAGACTCTCATGCCTTACACATGCGCTAAGCTTCAAAGCATTGAGTTTGATGGCAACCTGCACATGACACACCATGAGGCGGCGCTCGATGAGCTAGAGTAGATCAACCACCAACCACGAAAGCGGAACAAACCGCTCGGGACACACAATGACCACACCAGCTGAATACGACGCTCTCTCTGATCGTGACCGCCAACTCGCACGCGCTGCTTCTGGTCGCCATGCCTGGCCACACTACAGCGGCGATCACATCAAGCCCTTGAAGGCTTCCAGGCAAGCCAATCGTCGCCAGCAGCTTCTCACTCAGAAGACGATCGCACAGACTGCCCGCAAGGCTAAGGTGCATAACAGGCATAGGTGATCAAATGCCTACGCTTGATGATGACGACATGCTTCCTGTGTGTAATCGCCAGCTTCGACGCGAAGCCCAGGACGCTATCGACCGCAAGTCGTTCCGTAACACACTTCCCCATGACCACCAGTCAGCATTGAAAGCCCGTAAGGCAAGGCGAAAGAGCAAGTCACGACGTCGCCAAACGATTACGAAGTATCAAACGCGGGCACATCGTGCTTAGCCCGCGTGAACGTGACATACGGCAGCGTCTCAAAAGCGATTTTGATCACTACGCATCGAAATGCTTAAGGATCAGGACCAAAAAGGACGGTTTGCAGCCTCTTAAGCTTAATCGCGTGCAACGATATCTGCACGAGCACCTTCAAGCCCAGCTAAGAGAACGTGGCTATGTGCGTGCTCTGGTACTCAAGGGACGTCAACAAGGGTGTTCTACCTACATTGAAGGCCGGTTCTTTTGGCGCGTGTCTCACCTTCGCGGCAAACGCGCGATGATCCTCACTCATATGCAGGACGCAACCGACAATCTCTTTGGCATGGTCGATCGGTTCTATGAGCATTGCCCAGACCTGGTTAAGCCTCACAAAGGCAAGAGCAACAGCAAAGAGCTCTCCTTTGACGCGCTCGATAGCTCCTACCGTGCATCAACAGCCGGATCGAAAGGAACGGGACGATCAGAGACCGTGCAGTTCTTTCATGGCTCTGAGGTGGCTTTCTGGCCGAATGCAGCTGAGCATCAAGCTGGCGCTCTCCAAGCCGTTCCTATGGCCGATGATACGGAAATCATCTTTGAGACGACGGCCAATGGCGTAGGAGAGCCATTTCATTTGGCATGGCAGGACGCTGAGGCGGGCAAGAGCGACTTCGAAGCGATTTTCCTGCCCTGGTACTGGCAAGAGGAATATCGGCTCCCAGTGCCTCCAGATTTCGCTCTAGATGACGATGAAGACAACAACGAGGTCGAATATAAAGAGATCTATGGCCTTGATGATGAGCAGATGGCGTGGCGTCGCGCTAAGATCATCGAGTTTCGAGGCGATGTCAGCCTGTTTCGGCGCGAATACCCTGCTACAGCGGCCGAAGCCTTTGAAGAGAGCTCTGATGAGAGCCTGATCAAACCATCATTGGTCACCAAGGCAAGGAAAACCAAGCTTAAGGGTGTCTTCAAAGAGCCGTTGGTCATTGGCATTGATCCTGCAGGCGAGGGTAGGCGAGGCGACCCTACGCTTGCTGACAGGACGGCCATCATACGCCGTGAAGGCGGCATCATGTACGGCAAAGAGACCTATCTTGGTAAGGATCCGATGCAACTCGTTGGCATCATCGCCAAGATGATTGAAAAAGAGAAACCCGAGAAGGTGTTCATTGACGTAGGGGAGCGTGGTCATGGCATCGTGTCCCGTCTTCACGAGATGGGATACACCAAGCAGGTGATGGGCGTTGCCTTTGGCGCTAAGGCGGCAAGGGAGGATGTCTATCAGAACAAGAGGGCCGAGATATGGGATAATCTGCGCGAGTGGCTCGAGACACCTGGTGGCGTTGAGATACCAGATGACAACGAGCTACATGCTGACCTGGTGTCTGTGCGCATTAAGCAGACCAGCGTAACCACAAAGCTATTGCTTGAGTCTAAGGTCGACATGAAGAAGCGAGGCGTTCGCTCGCCAGACGTAGGTGATGCAGCAGCATTAACGTTTGCCTTCCCTGTTGCTCGCCTTGAGCTACGCAAGAGGCCGCCAAGGCGTCATAGGCCACGTAAGAAGGCTTACAATCCGTTGAGATTCTGAGAGGCTTTTGTTGCAAATAGGGGGGGTAGGGGCAGAAAAGGTATACCGGGTTCTATCGTACTAAATCCCGATTCAAATCGAAGTTAAGTTTTAGGTTTTTCAACCATAAGTAGTTATTCAATTCATTATTTGCTTTTGGCATAGTTTTCTGTCATTTACTCGTGTTCTATCAACCTGTTAACGTTTAAATGGAGAGCAATGGTGTCTGATGGAATTTCGGGATCTGGTGACAAGGGCCTTATTGGGATTCGTGTTAAAAAAGATGATCCAGAATCGATATTGGTTGGATTTTCTTCACTTTTCGAGAAGCTAGGGAAAGAGCTTGGTGTTTCTTTCATTGTTGTGGCTGAGTATAACGGTCATGTTACAATGGATAATGCAGTTATTGCCTGTGACGAGGAAGAGTGTTCGACTTGTGTTAGGCGTAATCTTTCATTTGAATATTTGACAATCAAGGTTCGAGAAGCTGTTAATGCGGTTGCCGTGGAGTACGAGAATCCCAATTCGAATCATTTGAACTAGCGTGTCCTATGATTTTAGCTGATCGTATTGTAGCGCTGGCTGGGTCATCGATAGACAGGGCTTTGCGACTGTCTCTGATCTCGATTTTTGTAACTGGATTGCCAATCTGTAAAAAAGCTGGCATAGCTGCCAGTGGGCACACTAGAGCCAACCAACTAGGGTGTGCGTGGTACACTTTACCTGTCACCCTAGTTGGCGCTTTAAATAAACACCAAGACGGGATTACCGTCCGATGTCTTCGAAGAGTTTCAACAAGACCTTCAAAGGTTTTGGCAAGGCCTTAAACCCTATTCACGTTGCCAAGCAGACGCACAAGACGGGTATGAAGCTTGCTCAAGGCAAGGTCCAGGGTGCGTTTCGCGAGACAAGGCGGGGTTCTGCTGGCTACCAGGGCCTAAAGACAGGCGAGGCTTCTACTCGCCACATCACGAACAAGATTGCTGACAATCCAGCGTTGGGAGCGGCTGCAACTGGCATTGCTACTGTCATAAATCCGGCGATTGGCGCTGGCGTAGGGGCTTATGTTGGTCATCGGCAGGCGAAGTTGGCCAAGGGGCGGGCTAAGGCTGCTGAGGATGAGTTCAATTCGGCTCTCACTGGCATTGGTGATGATATCAGCGGTTCGATCGATGCGGCGAATGATGCTGGGCCTCAGATTAGCTTTCGTTCGTCATTGATCGAGCAGCGCCGACGTAAGGGGCGCAGGGCCTCTGTGCTTCGTGGAGGCCGTAGTCAGGGATTGACGACATCTGCAGCGCCGTCATCGGCGGGTGGCGGGGCTGTGGTCCTTGGCTGAGGTAACGTTTGAAGAAAGTCTTAGCATTTTGCGATTATACGAAGGGAGTCGAGGGGGCGCGGCCTTGAGTGATCTTCTTAAGGATGTTGGCGATCAATGGCCTGGCTTTAAAGTGAGCTGCCTTCTATGTGGAGCTGGGGTTGCGGTGGCGGATGTTCGGCGCTCAACATCTGAGATCATGATTACATGCCAAGGGTGTGGGCATAGGACGACGATCAACCATGGATAGTTTTGATGCCCAAAAAACGAAAAGCTTCGCCAAAGAAGCTCATGAACCAAGCGGCCACCAAGAAAGCCAAAACATCTAAGACCGTGAGGTGGGGCAAGGCGGCGAAGCCGGGCGCTAGGGAGGCGCTGGCGACCAGTATAATTGTTGCCAAGGCTACCGGTGCGCCGATCCGCTCGAGGAAGGCGGCAAAGCCAACCTTTGTTCGCACTTATGGTCAGGTTGACTAGGTTTTATGGCGTTCCGCGGTTTATCGGCAGACAACAAGATCAAGCAAATCATCGATCGCCTTGATAAGGCGAAGTCTATCCGCGCGAACTACGACACACTTTGGGATGACATTGCCGAGGTGATGTTTCCTGGCCGAATAGGCTTTAGCCGGCAACTTGAGCCGGGATCGCGACGCACCAACCATTTGGTCAATTCGGCAGGTGCTCGAGCATCGAGAAAGCTTGGTGCTGTGCTTCAGGGGTCGGTGAGCCCTCGGCAGACGCGTTGGGTTAACGTCCAGGCTGAAGACAGGGGGATCAACGAACAAGGGGATGTTCAGGGTTGGTTCGAAATCGTCAATGAGGTGATTTACAACCACATTTACGATCCGCGAACCGGCTGGGAGCGATCATCAGCAGCGATCTATCGGGATATCGGAACGTTTGGCTCTTCTGTGGTTTTCAACGCTGTCAAACCGGACGGTAGCCTGTTTTTCTCGGCCATTCCTTTGCGTGACACGTGGGTTGAGACCAATGCTTATGATGAGATTTCGACGTTCTTTGTTGAGCGCGACGTAACGGTTCAGCAGGCCGTTCAGATGTTCAAGGGACCCGAGCGTCTTTCAACGAAGCTCCAGCGGCAGTGGTCTGACATGAAGCTGACTGATCGGGTCAAGCTTCTGCATTTTGTGACAGAGCGTTTGGAGCGCGAGCCTGGCAAGCGGGATAAGCTGAACAAGCCCTGGCTTTCGATCTGGATGGAAGTTGATGAGAAGCACATCATCGAAGAAGGTGGCTTTGACTATCAGCCCTATATCTACCCGCGTTTGGAAACGGTTGTTGGTGAGGTCTACCCATGGTCGCCGGGACGGCTGGCCTTGCCCGATGTGTTGATGCTGCAGGCTCAAGAGCGATCATTGCTGAAGTCGGCCCATTTCCAATCTGAGCCTCCTTTGCTGGTGCCGGACAATGGCTTCATTGATGCTGATCAGTATGCGCCTGGCGAATTCTTGCATTATGACGCGGCATTATTGGAACAGATGGGATCGTCGCAGTTCCCGGTTCAGCCGTTATTTACTGGTCATAATGCCTCGATTACTGAGCCGATGGTTGCCGCAACCCGTGATGAAATATGGCAGGCCTTTATGCTTGACCTCGTCCAGTTGCCTGATCAGCCGAATATGACAGCGACGGAGATTTTGCGCCGAAATGAGGACTTTTCGCGCATGGCTGGTCCGAGCTTTGCGCAATTGGCTGACGAGTACCCAGCCGCGATCGTTGAAACGGTGTTTCAGCGGTTGCTCGAGCAGAGCGTGCAGCTTGGCTTTGAGGAGGGCTCGCCATTTCCTTTGCCGCCCGAGGCGATTCAGGGGAAGAAGACCAAGGCGAATGTCAAGGCACCTATTCAAGGGCTGCAGAAGCAGGTTGAGCTGTCGTCGGCCCTTTCCAGCATGACTGAAGCGTTGATGCCGATCATCGAGCTTGATCCATCGGCGCGGCATCACCTGAACACGGTTGAGGTGGCTCGGGAAAGCATTCGTGTGTTTGGCCGAGCGTCGTTCTTGCGTGATGAAAATGAAGCGACTGAGTTGATCGAGGGTGAGCAACAAGCAGCCGCGCGTGAACAGCAGGTTGCTGAGGGAGGCGCTGAGGCTCAGATGCTGCAGCAGCTTTCTCAGGCCGACAAGAATGTTGCCGGCGCACAGCCTGCTGAAGGTGAATCGGTACCAGCATAGAAAATGGAATTGATTTTGGACGATCTTTTGTGGTTTACGTTTAATTTGTTTATATTCTTGGTATTAGTCGCTTTTTGCTTGGGAGTAGCGGCGGTAATTAAATGCATATGGGTCGAACAATTTACAAAAAACAAAAAGGAAAATGTTGATGAGCAGCATAGGAAGACAACGCCTACCCAGCACTGGTAAGCTAGTGCGCGGCCCTGTCGATGACGAGGCATCGGTCACAGTCAGCTCGGTTGGGCCAGACGCTTGAGCACTGGCAATAGCCTTGTCGATTGCGTTCTCCGGGTTATGGCCGCAGGCGGCGTGGATGAACGTGAGCGGCGACGCGCTTACCGGCAAGTCTTCTCTAGCGAGGCGGGCAGGGTGGTGTTGGCTGACATAATCTACCGGTCAAAACTGCTATCTGGCGATATGACGCCAACAACGACCAAAACGGGCGCTGTGAGCTGGTCGACAGCGAGCGCTGATCAAATGACGGCTGATGCAGGGCGGCGCTCATTGGCGCTTTGGATCCTGCAGCAGTGTTTTCCCGAGGCCATGATGGCCAAACGCAGAAAGCGGGTAAAACCGCTATCATTAGAATAGGAGAAAACGTTGAGCGAGGACCTGCAACAGCAGCCGCAAGAAGCTGCTGAAACCAACGATGTGACACCGGCAGCCACAGAGACTACGCCACCTACTGAGACAACAACCGAAACCGTTCCGGACCAGGCTGAAGAGACGCTGATTCTCGGCGATGTAACGGCTGATACTCCCAAGGCAGACGAGACGCCTTTGCCGTCGTCATCGAAACAGATAGCGCAGCCTGATCAGTTGGCCGCCCAGCCGCCCGTAGAAGAGGATAAGCCCAAAGGTCCGCCTTTGCTTGCGGATGAAGGAACGGGCCATGTTGACCCTCGACTAGACAAGAATGATGACGATATCCACTGGTCCGTTGGCACCGTGGATCCAGAGCACGAGGCTTATTTTGGGCGATATAAGAGCCTGAAAGATGCCCTTGATGCACAAATTCATCTGGCCAAGATGCAAGGCCGGATGGTCACCATCCCTGCCAGCGAGGGCTCTGAAGATGACTGGAATCATTTCTATAAGAAGATCGGTCGCCCCGATGATCCGGGGGACTATACTCTTGATCAAAAATTGATAGAGAGCCTGGACGATGGCGGCATTGAACGCATCAATGGTTTTCTGTCTGAAATGCATAAGTCCGGAGCACGACAGGAGGTCGTGGATTCTGCGATCGACTGGTATCAGCGGGAAGAGCAAGCCGCATCGGCAGCTGTCCAGGCTGAGCGTGAGGCAGCGCATCAGGCGAACCTCGATCGGTTAAAGACTGAATGGCCGGGCACTGCTTACACGACCAATGTCACCAAGGCTACCAAGGCGTTGACCTCCTGGCTTTCTCATGAGGATGCCAAAGCTCTTGCTGAGACTGAGCTTGCCGATGGTACGTTGTTGGGCAAGAACCCTAATTTCATTCGGTCCTGGTATCAGGTAGGCCTTGGCATGTCGGATGCGACGTCGCCGATCGCATCGTCTGGCGGACTGGTGCAGGAGTACACTGAGGCTGAGATTGACGCGATGCAGGCTGAGGCGATGGAGAAGAACGACAACGATCTCAGAAAAAAGGCCTATGACGCGCGGCGCGCGCTTTATGAGCGGCAAGGGATGAACCATAGCGTTGGCCCCGGTGCTCATAGGTAGCAGGCATGCACACAGCTTGTAATGCGAGTTTTTGAGGCATATGCTGCCTTTTTAACTCAACCAAGGAGACAAGGTATGGCTTTTGTGACATCGGATGGCACTTACATCGTCACCGAGGAGACCTATCGCGATGTGGAGCGGGCCAAAGAGCTTGGCCATATGATCGGCAACTTATGGCCGGCTGAAATCGCAGCGCTTGGATTGGATCACACAAAGCCGATCCAGGCAGCGATCAATTTATTGTCGTATCTCCGTGGTCATGTTGTTGATGGCTCTGGCCCGCCGCCATTCATGCCTGCCCCGTTACCTGACCCCGCGCCGGTTTTTGCTCCTGTTGCAATGAGGGCTGTCAAGAAGGTGACATGCCAACCAAAGATTGTTCTTGAGTCAAAAGAGGAGCTGGCTCTCAGTTTTGACCTATCTCAGGATTCGTCAGCCGCCAAGCCTACGGTAATCCTTGACCCAAATGGACCGCGGAGCGACTATAACCCGTCAGGTAGGCGTTGACGCTGGTCTGACAGACCGTTAGATTGCCCACTTCGGCTGATTTTCATGCGAATCCATGCCGAAGCCCGACTAGCAGAAAAACCTGCCTGTGGCACCTACAGGCAGGTTTTTTGCATCTTGCAGACTGTTATGCCCTGCGCTAAGATGCTCTTGCATCCGCGTTCTCTTAAAAGCCTCCCTTGGTTTTATGGTGACACGCTCGCAATAGACGCCTCGGCTAGGATCCCTGACCTGCCGGGGCGTCTTTCTGTCTAACAGTCTGTTAGGTCCCTTTACAATCCGCAGACCTTGCTGGTAGCAATGGCCATGTGCCGGGTCGCGTCTCGGCGCGGCCAATAATCAAGAAACGTAACTGGCAGGACGGGCAACTTCCGGCCTGCCTTTTTTTAGAGGGAATAATGCCAGCAAGAACCAATCGCGCCAACAGCATCTCCTTGCCTCCAGTCCAACTTGATAATGGCCTTTTCCTATCCGGTTATTGCCATGAGTGCTCAGTGTCTTGCCAGCTGGCTCTGAATGGCGAGGATCTAGCGAAGGACGAGGGTGATATTCGCTATACCGCCCGATGTGATGTACATCCGACTATTCAAGATGAAGATACTGGCGAAGCGAGCGGCAATGATGAAGAAGGCGTCCTTGACGATCACGTAGCAAAGGCGGCCAGGCGCAAAGCCTATCGACGGCGCGATATCACTGTTTCTTGCTTTGAGCTTTTGTGACAACATGCTTGACCTGTCCATAAATCTGTGCAAATACAAAATTAAGTTGTCCAGAGTTTTACTGCTGGCACCTGCCTGAATAACAAGTTGTTGGGACCTGATGCAAATCAGCCACCTTGTTAGAATAGCAGCCCAGAAGTAAAAACCTCAACGAACCGGCCCTAAGACCGGCACCCGTACCAAGGACAAGAGATCAACTCTTGCAGAACGGCCAACCAATGGCCGCATACGGGCTCAGTCTATGTCGCAATCAGTAGACGTCGCGTTTATTCGCGCATTCAACAAGGACGTGCATCTCGCTTACCAGAGGCACGGTTCCAAGTTGCGCGGCACCATCCGCACCCAGACAGGTGTGCGCGGAGAAACCCTGACCTTCCAAAAAATGGGTCGAGGTGCTGCCACTCAAAAATCCCGCCACGGCAATATCCCGCCGATGAACGTTGCCCACAGCAATGTGACCGTGACGATCGAGGACTATTACGGCCTGGATTATGTCGATGATCTCGACAAACTGAAGATCAACATCGAAGAGCAAAAGGCGCTGCAAAAAACCATTGTGTCAGCGTTAGCTCGCCAAACAGACGATCAGATTGTCATCGCGGCTGAAGCCACACCAAACATCATCCCTGCCGGTGGTGCTGGTATGGACCGGGCCAAGATGGATACGGTCATGGTCAATTTTGGTGAGCTCGACGTGCCGGATGACGGCATGCGGTATTGCTTCGTTGGCTGGCGTCAGTGGGCTGACATGATGAACATCAATGAGTTCGTCAACGCGGATTTCATTGGTCCTGATCATCCCCTGAAGCAGTGGCCAAACGCCCAGTTCTTCAATGGCATTTGGTGGGCTCCCTTTAGTGGTCTCAACCTTAATGGCACCGAACGAAACTGCATTGCTTACCACTGGTCAGCAATCGGCCATGCCATTCAGCACGAGATTGAAACCGAGATTGCCTGGGTCACTGAGAAGGATGCTTGGGCTGTCAAAGGCAAGATGGCTATGGGCGCGATCCCGATCGACACGGACGGCATGCAGCTCGTGCAGTGCCAAGAATAAGGGCAAAACATGCAGCGTAAATTTCGTGAGGCTTGGTTAACTGAAATTGGTGGTGATGGCTCATTCACTTGGTGGCGCTATGCCGATCACGGCACGGACACCATTGAAATGATGGAAGCCGGGTTCTTTGACCCCTTCCAGATGAATGCGTCCAAGCAATCAATGATCCGGGCCGGCGATCGGTTTATGCTGCAAGGCAGTGACGCGGTGGTGGACGCTCTGGTTGTTCAGATCGGAGCATCACCCAATCACACGCCAGTCTTTGCCCTCCTACAAGAACTAAAGCCCGTCCTTTTAGAGGACGCTAAGAAGGCAGCTTAACATGCCCTTTGATAACAAAAAACTGACATGCAATGACGGCGGCGGCCAGCGGTTGTTTTTGTATGAAACTGAAGACACTGCGGCCGACGTTGCGGCTCCTGGTTACTTCAATGGGATGTGGGAGCATTTTCGGCTTTTGGATGTCATTCATGTGGTTTCGGATGTGGTCTTGACCCCGCCTGCTCCAGGCGTTCAGGGGACCGGCGCACCGCAAGCCAGTCCTCATCTCGCGGCTGGAACGCTAACCACTTATTTTGTTTCGCAGATCAATGATGGTGGTATTGGGGCTGCTGATCCGCGTGCTTTGCCGGACGTGCGCCTGACAGCGTCCGCGTAACGAGTTTCTGGCTTATGTGCGGGTGCTTTGCAGGTCCTAACGTCAGCCAGGAAATAGCCGGGGCTCCTTTGCGGGGCTCCGGCCTTTCGGCGTTTTAAGTTATGGCAAATGATACCGACGTTGCCAATCGAGCTCTTCTCTCCCTTGGTCTGCGCAGCATTGATGATTTTGACACGGCTACCAGCTACCGGGCGCGGCAAATCCGACTGCTTTATGACGGCACTCGAATTTCGGTTCTCGAGGAATATGATTGGCCGTTCGCGGCAGCCAGAGCTGAGTTGGTGCGCAATGCGACCGTGCCGGTCTCGGGGTTCGAGTTTAGCTATAATCTACCTGCTGATTTTTTGCGTATGCGCCATGTGCGCGCCTCGGCAGATGATGACGATGTCGCTGGCGGCCACTATGTGGGCGATCGCTATTCCTGCGCTGATCTTCCTTATGAGCTTTCGGAGCCAACGCTTCAGTGCTCTGCCGAGGAAGTCTTTATCGCTTACACCAAGAACGTCGATGATCTGACGCTATGGCCGCAGCATGTCGCGGAAATTCTCGCCTTTCGTCTGGCAAAAGATGTCGCAATTGCCCTGACCGAATCAGAGACAAAGCGCGCTGAGGCCGAACGCATGCACAATTCAGCCGTGGTTCGCGCACGGGGCATTTCAACCGATAACAATGTTCGGCGCAAGCCCAAGCAACAAAGCAGCGGATGGCTGGCCGCCCGCTACCAGGGCTCAGGCGTGTCGCACCACTAGGAGACGATCATGATTATCGAGGGTGGCTCAGGGACATCAACGCCGGCCAGGCAGACCAAGGCACAGCGTGGCTATCGCCAGACTCATTCAAGCAAGGAAGGCTATGCCGACGTCCAAGCGCCTCGCTACAGCAACGATAGCGGTACGCCTGACATGCCTGGCACCAACCCTAAAAAATCAAAGAAGCGCAAGAAAAAAGGCAGCAAGAGAACTGGCTATTAGGAGACGATCATGATCATCGGTGAAAACGGCGCGAAGAATCAAGGCAACACCAGCGTACCGGCGCCGCGGAACAAACAGAGCCCCTCACAGCAAGGCAGCCGCAGCAATGTTGGCCCGGTTACGGCTGAGTATGGCGCTGCTCATTGCAGGTCGGCCTTCCCAACCCCGCAAAATCCATCTGGCCCCGACCAAGTCGCTAAAAAGGTTTGCCACAGCCCGCTTCGTCTCGATTGAGACTTTTGGGCGGTAGATGGCGCGGGCAACACCGCTACAGAACGCATTCAACGCAGGCGAGATATCGCCGCGCGCTCTGCTTCGCACGGACATTGACCGCTATCAAAAGTCAGCGGAAAAGCTCGAAAACTTAATCGTTCAAGTTCAGGGCGGGCTCACTCGACGTCCTGGTACGCTTGATGTCGCCGGCAGCAAGGACGCAACCGGGGCAACCCGGCTGATGAAGTTCGAGTTTAACGCTGAGCAGGCTTATGTGCTTGAAGTGGGGCAGGGATATATCAGGTTCTTTGCTCGCGGCGGCCCTATTTTGACTGGCGGCGTTCCTCTTGAAATCGCAACGATCTGGAACAATTTTGATCCGTTTAAGCTGCGCTGGGCACAATCGGCTGACCAGATTCGCTTTGTTCATCCTGATTTTCCGCCACAGATCTTATCGCGATTTTCTGAATCCAATTGGACCATTGCTGATATCGATTTCCAAAACGGCCCTTACCTGCCTCTGAACGCAACCGACACGACGATTAGAGCCAGCGCGACCTTTGGAACAATTGGCCTGTTTGCTTCAGGTCCAATATTTGAACCAGGCCATATTGGTAGCCTTTGGCGTCTTGCTGATGCGACCGGTGTCTTGCCGCAACAAGAGTGGATACCTCAAAACACTTACACCACTGTTGTTGCGGTGCGTTTTGGCAGTAACGTTTACTCATCGCTCGCGCCAGGGACTAGCGGAACAGTCGCCCCAACCCATACCTCAGGGATTGTTTCTGACGGCGGTATAGATTGGCGTTTTGCGCATAATGGCTTCGGGCATGTAAAAATCATCAGTGTCACATCGCCGACCCAAGCAACCGGAACTGTGCAAACACCAGGATCTCTTCCGGGCGATCTTGTGACCACCCCATCGGCCAATTGGCAGGAAGGCGCTTGGTCAGAAATACGAGGGTTTCCGTCTGCGATCAGCTTTTTTGAGCAGCGTGTTGTTTATGCTGATAGTCGTGAGCCCACACTACGCTACTCGACGACCGGTGATTTCGACAATTTCTCACCGCCTGGCCTTCTCGCTAACACGGTTTCCGATGGCCCGATCGACGGCACCTTGGATAGCGGGCAGGAACTGCAAATCCACTGGATGGTCTCGCGAGACGAGTTGTTGGTGGGCACCAGCGGCGGCGAATGGACCATCAGCTCGTCATCTGGCGGGCCGGTCACGCCATTCGATATTCGAGCACGCCAGGTAACCTCGACCCGCGCTGGCAACATGGATGCGATCTTCGTTCGCTCTTCGGTGCTGTTTGCCGCGCGCGGACGCGAAAAGCTGCATGAGATGGTTTTTGATTTCGACAGCAACAATTACCAAACGCCGGACATGACCCGGATTGCTGACCACATCTTGATTACCGGCCTAATCGAGCTCGCTCATCAACAAGAACCAGAAAGTCTGGTCTGGGGATGTCTTACCAATGGGGATCTAGTGTCACTGTCCTTCGACAAGGTCGAACAGGTGGTCGCTTGGGCCAGGCACCCCATGCCTGGCCGCGCCGTCGAAAGTGTGGTTGCCATTCCTGGATCTACATCGAGCAACAATGAGCAGGCTGATGAGGTATGGCTCCTCGTTAACCATGGCGACGGGATACGCCGCATCGAGCGCATTGATGAGTTTTGGCGAGGCACTGATTACGGTGATGTTCTTGATGACGCTTACTATGTTGATAGCGGTGTCAAGCTAAATGGCGGGCTAACCAATGTCATCATCGGTCTCGCTCATCTTGAAGGCAGGGAAATTACGGTCCTGGCTGATGGCGTCGCTCTCGGAAAATTTGAAGTTGTTGCTGGTCAAGTGACGTTGCCAACGTTCGCAACCAAGATTTCCGCTGGGTTGCCGATCAACTACTTTTACAAAGCAACCAAGGAGGAGAGCGCTGCTCCTCTTGGCACGGCCATTGGCAAAAAGCGATCGATTTCTGAGGCCACATTTTCACTTCTAGACTCATGCGAAGTGCTGGTTGGCGCAATTAGAGGGTCGCTGGAGCCCGTGGAACCTTATATCGATGATGGTGATAATCCGCTGCTAACCGGTGATTATAGGGTTGTTTTTGAGCGAGACTGGGAAGAAGATCGCGATCCAAGGGTTATTATAGAGAATGACACTCCTTGCCCGTTCACCTTGCTGGCTATTGCTGTCCGACACCGAGCAGAGGACCGATAGAATGCTTCGAACCCGCGCGACATTCGCTGATGATTTTCTGAATTTCGAATGGGATGAGATCTCGACAAAAGGTCTTGGCAATGGCGAGATGATCTTCGAATTCAGAGACGGTGGTCTTCTCGATTTTCTAACTACAGCTTGCTGGGATAAATTTGACAATATACAGGCGATTTACGGGGTGTCTGAAAACCTTGGTGGTATGTTGGAGTTGTCCATGGTTATATCGCCGTGGATCAAGAGCCATTACCCCACAGCAATGGCTCGGTTTGCTCGAAAAGAAGTGGCTAGGTTGGCTGGGGAACACGACAAGTCGATCTGGGTTCGTGGAGTTGAGGGACAAGAAACACTACCTGCTTGGTTCGGTTTTCTCGGGTTCAAAGAAACGAGAATGAATGACAAAGAGGGGCTAACCCTTTGGGAATACAAACGTGACGTCGCAGCAATTCGGAACAACATTCGGTAATCTTTCAAAAAGCGGAACGCTTACCAATGCAGCGCTGGCCGGGACCTCCCTTTATTCGGGATATATCCAAGGCCAGATGCAGAAGAGCCAAGCCAATCTGCAATCGAGCCTGCACAGCTTCAATGCTAAGGTCGCCGAAAGTCAAGCCAAAGAGGTCCGATTTCAAGCTCGGCATGAGCAGGGCAGGCTGAGAGAGACAGCGCGGCGGGTTCAAGGCGATCAACGCGCGGCCATCGGCGCTTCAGGCTTTACCTTTCAAGGTCAGCGATCGCGGTTGATTGCTGAGAGCGCTCGAGATGCTGAGCGTGATTTTCAGATGTCAATGCGGAACTTCCGAAATGAGGAAAGCCAGCTTCATCAACAGGCGGCGATCGAACGCTACCGTGCCACCGATGTCCGGCAGGCCGGTAAGTACCGAGCGGCGTCAACCTTTCTGAGCACCGCTTCCAACACTGCCTTTACGCTTTTGGGCTGATCATGGCGACAATCCCAGTTTACCAGCAACGGGTCGCACCAAGTGGCAGGTCGCCGCTTAGAGCCGTTGATTCTCGACTTGGCGGCGAAAGCCAAGCAGCCTTTGCTCAACTTGCCAATGTGGCCGGTCAAACGGCCCAGCGCGGTTTGCAGCGCGTGCGTGCCGGCCAGATTGCCGAGCAGAGGAAGCAAGAGGCAGAGCAGAAAAAACTGGAGCAGGAAGCTGAAAAAGCGCGACTTAGGCAAGAGGAACGAGCCAGAGCCACCAAGGCCACAACGATTGAGACTGAGGCGAACATCGCGGCGGAAGAGGCATATCGTCAGGCCCGAGCCAATGCCCCGCCAGGTGGTGAAGGGTTTGCCCCCGCGGTGGAGGAATATCTTGACCAAAACATCAAGGCCGTCATTGAGGCCAATCAAGATGACCCTGAGCTACAGCTAAAGTTGCACCAAAAGCTGAGCGGCTTGCGTCAGAAGATGACCCTGCGTGCCCATGGCGATCAGGCCGCCGATCGGCTAGACCACGCTGAGACCGTTTACAGCACGGCTATGGACACCCTTTCCTCGCAAGCGTTCTCCGAGCCCGGCGAACTATCGTCCTTGATTGCGCAAGCAAACAATATCATCGACGAACAATCGCCCTATATGACCCAGGCTGAGCGTGCTGAGGACCGACGCAAGGCGAAGACTACGCTCGCCGAGGCTGCGATTGGCGGGATGGTCGAAAAAAATCCGGCTGTCTTATTGCGGGATCTGAAAGATGGCCGTTATGACCAGTACATTGATGGAAAAACGAAGTCGAGTTCCATTGATAGAGCGCAAGCTGAAGTCAAGAGTATCGAGGCGAAGCACAAAGCAAAAACTAATGCGGCTGAAAAGGTTGTAGCGCGCGAAGTCAAGGACGCTTTGTATGTCATGGACAGGGGGCACATTCCGCCCAATATCGATGCTCTGCAAAAACAAGCGTCGGGCTTCCCTGAACTAAAGCAAGCGCTGGATGAGGCGATGGTTGACGTTCATGACGTCGCGGCCTTTGGCCGTTTGCCGGGCCATGCCAGAGAAGCGCTGTTACAAGAATCGACCGCCAACAAAAATCCAACCAAGCGCCAGTTGGAACGCGAAGAACGGTTTGCCAAGCGGTCATCAGAAATAGACAAAATGCTCAGTGATGATCCTATTGCGGCGGCGGTGGAGACCGGCGTTATCGACGCGCCGGCTCCCTTGGAAGATGACATTGTATCTAGACGTGAGCTGGCAGCGATTGTGGAAGAGACCTATGGCGTTGAAACAAGCGGGCTGACCAAGGCTGAAGCCCAATCTATTGGTCAAGGTCTGAAGGGAATGGGAACGCCAGAAAAGCTTCAGCATTTGGTGGGGTTGCGCGAAGGCTTGGGCGACCGTGGCTTGCGTCTTGCTTTACCTGCTCTGGCTGAAGATGACCCAACGACAGCAGCAGCGGTTTCAATCTCAATGACCAACCCTGCTCTGGCTGCGGAAGTCTTTGAGGGACAAAAGGTAATAGGTGCTATGGGCAGTGATGTGATGCCAGGCCCTGGCGGCGAGGATGGTTATAATACGCTTGCCAACTCCTATCTTGGTGATGCTTTGGAGTTTGCTCGACCGGAAGACCGGGAAGCCATGGTGCAGTCCGCGTTGGCAGTAGAAGCCGCGCGACGTAACAAACTGGGCCTTCTGACCAAAGATGACTTTAGCCCTGAGGTGTTCCAAGAGGTGTTAGGGCAGGTTGTCGGTGGTGTGGTCAAATATAATGATGAGAGCATTATTCCACCGTCGCCAGATATCGACGAGGACGGATTTGAGGAGGTCATCGAGACGATTACCGACGATGACCTTCCGGCGATGGGTGGGCCGTTTTTTGATCGGGATGGTGACCCTGTGGCTTGGGATGACATCAAAGAGAGCGGTCACCTGAAATCATTTGGGGCTGGTAAGTATTTCGTGTTTTTCGGCGACCGGCCTCTTGCTGGTGCTGATGGTAAGCCAGCAGAGATGGTTTTCGATGATCATCTGGATACGATCACGTCGCGCATTAATACGCAAAGACGCAGAGGCTTTCTTGATCGGTTTGGCCTGACAAAGCCGGATGATGAGCCGGGGCTGCTCGACAAGGCGCTGGATGCTGTTGGGCTGGGGGACGAGTAGTGATCTTTCGCGATGAAAAGAACGCCAGGCAGACGCTGTCTACCGAGGATACTGCTGGTAAGCCTGTAGGCTTTGGTATGGAAGCGTTCAATGCGGCATGGGGCGAGGTTCGCCGCGAAGAACAAAGCGTTTCCATGGACCGCGCCTTTGGCGATCGGTTTGGCACTTACATTGATGAAGTGGAGAAGTTGACCGGCACGCGTCTTGAAAGCCCGATTCAGCCACGCTCGAATTTCTCACCAGCTGACCTTGTTTTTCATGGTGGGAAGAGAGGCGCTCGACAACATGATTATGGCGCCTTTTTGGAACAGGTTGATGAACTTCGCGCCGGGCGTGATGATATACCCGATCCTCCAGACCCAGAAGCCATGCTGGATGAAATCATCACCGATGCTGATATTAAGCGCCGCGAGCTTGCCGATCTGCGGTCAAGACGTACAACAGGAGGCAAGGTCGCTGACTTTCTAGGCGCTTCGGTTGGGACGCTGGAAGACCCGATGATTGCCGCAACTTTGCCGTTTGGCGCGAGCGCCTCCAGCGGCATTCTGCGCACCGCTTTGACCGAAGCTGGCATTTCGATGGCAGTGGATGCGCCGATCCAATTTGGCACGGTAATGGAGACCAAGGACGTGCTTGGCGTTGATTTCGACGCTGGGGATGCTGCGATTAACGTGCTGATGGCAGGGGCGGTGGCTGGCGGCATTGGTGGTACCCTTAAGGGTGCTGGGAAGGGTGTCACTGCAATAAGGAACAAGATCCGATCGCCAGAGACAGAGCCGGAAGTTAGGCGACGTCGACCAACAAGACGGGCTGGGGAGGTCGACGTCGCCTAACTTCCGGCTCTGTCTCTGGCGAT